CAAAGGCCACGGATACTTCTTGTAAAACGCCTTGCCGCCGTAACGGATTATCGTCTTGACCATTTGATCGAAAACAACCCTGTCGTGTACCACATGCGGATTGACAAAGCCGTTGACGCGGCACTCGGTGAATATTTCGGCGAGAATTTCCTGCATGTCGGCGTTGACGTGCTTTTCCCTGTATTCTCGCCACTCAAGCCTGCTTTTCTTGTGGCCGATCAGGTGCTTCTTGACGCTATCGTGATCGGCTCCCATGATCTCGTCAGGCGTCCTTTGTGGCGCGATTAGCGGAACGTCTGGCAATGGCTTCTCTTTCGGCCTGCTTGGCATCGGCGATAGCTCGCTGTGCGTCAGGTGATAGCGCCTCTCCTGGTCTCCGTAGCCAAGGTCTCGCATCGTTTCTGACATTCGTTCCATTGCCGCCTCCTCCGTGCTTGATGAAATAGTCCTGCGCCTTGACCATCCAGTTTGACAGGAATGAATCATACCGACTCCTTCGCTTTTGCGGATGAGCGAGTAACCAAAGTTCAGCCTTCTTAATTTCGTCGGGTATGTTGATTCCCGGAGCCACCTCACGCCATTTATTCATGAGCGCATCCGGGATGGTTTTGAAGCAGTTATCAACAAGCTCAATTTTTTCCTTTTTTGCTTGTTTTTTTTGTACTGAAGTAGAAGATGAAGAAGAAGAGCGTTGTGATTGTTCCGTTATTGAAGCGTTATATTTCTTTTTGTCCTGAAACCTCCTTTGCCGTAACGTATTATTTTCCCTGTCTTTTTCGTCTCTAATCATTCTTCGTGATTTTACCGTTATATTTCCGTTAGCATCCGTTATGACGTCACCAATTCGTTCATTTCCGATGTAATTCAGTATTCGTTCCGCGTCCTGTTGATAACTCCTCAAAATCTTGGCCCACTGATCGATGCTTTTTGTGAGCGATCCCCTCGTTTCAGACCACCACAACTTGCAGCATATTCTGATCCACGCACCCTCGATTTCAAGCGGGTGTTCTTCGAGGTCGCGCGACCAGTCAGATGGGTAAAATTGGAATGCCGGATTTTTCCCCACACCTCACGCTCCCTTTTTCGCTCTCATGACCTTTTCATAATATTCCGGCTCGCCGCCGCTATACTTCCGCAACGCTTCTTTTAACGTACTGGACTCGTTTAAATACTTCCGCAGGATGGCAGTCCCGGCCATAAGGTTGCGCTCCGGGTCCAACAAATCACTCCTGGTGTGCTTGTGACGCCAGGTTGGATGATGGACCTGCATGAGGCCCAGCGCATCCTTGCTGCTGCGGGCGCCGGGCCGCCATGACGATTCTACGGTCACGACGGCCCGGACCAGTTTTGGGTCAAGCCCCTGCCGGACGGCGACCGCAGTCGCCAATTGGGATAACGTGTGCCTTTGGTGCGTCATGCTGGCCGTCTGCAAGGTCGCGGGCATCGACAGGATAGTCAGGCCAAGGGCCGCAATCAACGCGATCTCCCTCCACGGGCTGCGTCTGTACCGGATCACTGACGGTCGGCTCATGTCTACCTCCTATGACCGGATTCATCGGGCATATCCAGTTTCGGATCGGATGTCCCAGCCTCGACATGCAGACCGGGCACTCGCTCCCGGCATAGATCACGTCGTCGTTCGGGCATATCAGGGCGTTGTTAACTCTGGTCATGGCTTTGCCTCCTCACCGCACCGGGCAGCCGTCGCGCTTCTTGCACTCGGCGCACACCGTGTCGTTGACCCATCCTCCGTCCGGACAGGCGTACCTGACCGATCCCGCACCGTCGTCCTTCGTCTCCTCGATGCTTTGCGGCACGTCATCCTCGACCGGAGGAGCAGGCGGCGCTTGCTTCGGCTCCCGCGCCTTCCGCACCTTGTCCTTCAGGCTGACGACCGCGGCCGGTGCCTCGGCCTCGAACCAGTCCGCGGGCGTGGACATACCGTCCTTCAGGCTGTTATAAATCTTGCGAAGCTGGACAAGCTGTGCGGCGGTGATGGTGTCGAGCCGCCTCTGGATGCGCTTCTCGATCTGTTCCTTTGTCACCTTGTAAGCGGCGAAGGCGGCGACCAGCTTCTTCAGCGCCTCCGGCGAGGTGTCCGCCTTGGCCTTGAGCGTCTGCTCGCATTGCGAGACGGCCGAGTCGATGACGTCGCCGGGAATGATCCCCAGGATGCAAGCCCGCAAACGACGCGCCCCCTGGTTGGCGACCGCCTCGTAAATCTCCCGCGGGTCTTCCAGCCTGTAGTTGCCTTTTTTGGTGTGACGTTCATGCTTCACTTGAAAGGTCTTTTCCTGCCGGACGTTGGTCTCCATGTCCCAGGCGAAGGCCTCGACGGTTGACTCGCCGTTTCGCTGTTCCAGCTCCTTGATCCCGAATTGGAGGTTGCCCCAGTTCTGCGCCACGGCCTCGGCCAGCCGGATCGACGGCCCGGTGATCTCTGTGCCGCCCTTGGCGTATGAGTAAAGCGCCTGCTCGGCCAGGCCCGGCCGCTGGCAGGCGACCATGATGCGGTCCATCGCTTCGATCTGGTTGCGCGGATACCTTTTCGCCAGGATGATCGCGCCCTGGACCTCGGCCGTCGCCCTCTGCTGCTCCACGTCCACAAGCGCCTGCGTCTGCGGTCTCGTCGCGACCGGCGCGTTTTCCAGTATATTCTGCTCCATGATATTTTCTCCCTTCATTTCAAGAGGAAGCGCCGCTGCGCCTCCGATGTTTTAAGATATGATTTGTAAAGTTCCGGATGGTCCTTTTCAAACGCCTTACTGTCAAAACGAGACACCGGCTTTCCGATCCTGTATGTGACCAGCGCCCTGCCGTCGGCGTCTACCATGACATCATGCGAATCGCCGATCTTCTTGATCAACCCGGCTTTCAGGTCGTCCTCGAAGGCCTCCAGCTCGGCGATCCGCTGCCGCACATCGCGCAGCGACGCCACGTTTGCGATGTCCGCTTCATCCGCATAGACCGCGCCCGCGCCCCGGCTTGCGCCGTACCGGGACACCACGTCCGCGTAAGACGTCGGCTCCGGCGGGTCTCCATTCTCGACGCGACGCCAGAACTCGGCCGCCGCCTCGACGATCATCTCCTGCACCTCCCGGTCGGCAGGCACTTCGTAAAGCTCCGGGCTGCCGCCGCCGATGGTGACCGGGACATCCGTCACCTCGTAGCCGGTCACGACCATGTAATGCTGGCATTGCAGCGCGTAGTAATCCGGGATCTCGTTGGTTCCTGGCTGACCCCAGCCCTTGCCGTGCCTGGCCGTCTTGATCTCGACTATCCGCTTGTCGTCCGTAAAGCCGTCGAGGGACGCCAGCATGTAGGGATACTTGCCGTGACAGATGATCTTTTCGGGCATCCGCACCACGCGGCCTGTTGTGTCTGAATACCATTGGCGCAGAACAGGCTCCAGGCGTTTACCCCAGTCTGTTGCTTCGTTTCCCTTCCAGTCGTCCACCTCCTTTCGCTTTTCCTGATAAACTTGGTATGCCGTTTTCCACGGCGACAGACCGAGGATTGCCGCGATGTCGCTGCCGCCGATCCCCTTCCTCCTCTCCTCAAGATATTGAGGGCCGTGCATGGTCATAAATTGCCTCCTTTCCTATTTTGTATTTGCCAATCTTGTTGATGTAACGTTCCGGGATCAAAAGGTTCAGCGTTGTTTTGATGTTGTCAGTCCTCACGACATGAGTCTTCGGGTCATTCTCCGTCGAGTAGACCTGCATCCCCTCTCTATAGTCGTGAAATGAAAGTCTGTAGATCGAATCGACTCGCGGGGCATAGAACAGAACCCACTTTGCCGGAGACCGCGCAGACCAACCGAGGGTGCATGATCTGGACGTTTCACAGGTGTGGTTGATGCGTAGCACCTCGAACAGCACGTTTCCGCTTATGCCGAGATGCCAGTCAGATTTGATTTCTGCCAAAGCGACACGTCCGTCGAACAAGGTAATTGACACATCGACGTCCGCCTCTCGCATCTGCCGAAGCTGCCGCAGATCTTCGACACCGATGATTCCAGGATGATTGTTTAACCACTCCAGGATGATGGCCTCGGCGTTCCTACCGACCGCCATATAGTGCCCGTTGTACGACCTCTTGTTGTTTGCAGATGGCAATGCCCTACAACTCGTTTCCATATGCTTCCCATCCCGAACGTTTTGATCTGCTGAACATTTCCAGCTTTGCCCCGTCGTACATGGATTCAATAATTTCGTATGCTATTGCAGGCTTCCTGCTATGAACGGGTCCGCGGTCGGCCTCAAAACATGATTCCGGCCTTACATTCGGGTGCGGTGTATCGCTACGGGTACCGATCAGAAGCAGCTCATGTCTGGAAACAAGGAACCACCCCTTCCCGCGTCCCTTGTCCTTGATCCAGGCCATGTTCGTCTTGTATGTGAATCCCCAGGACTCCATGACCTTCAGCGCGTCAGGTAGAAGCGGATTGGTAGCCCACAGGAACAGAGCCGTTTCGGGCGTCGATGATTCGCGCACCATGTCTGCCATTTTGCAGATTTCGTCCGTAGGCATGGTCGGGTATTGTGATTCCGCTGATTCACTGAAACCAGAATTGCTGTATTGCCAAGGGGGGTCGGCGAGGATGACGGCATATTTTCCACTTGGCGCGGAAATAGCCTTGCGCCTTAATTCTTCGTTCCGGGCCTTTGTGGTGATGAGCTTGTAAACCTTCGTCGCCGTCATTGCGCCAGACTCAATTTCCGGTATGCGCTCCGGCGCTTCCCGTTCAATGGCCTTTACCGTGCGGATCATCCGCTCGGACACGTTGAACAGGGAGGCGGCCTCGGATTGAGACAATGGCGGTATAGGCAAATTTGCCGACACCTCACGGTATTGATTACCGTGAAATTCGCCTCTGGTCATATTCGCCACCCTGGAGGCGATGACCGCCCGCTGGGATTCATCCAGGTGGCGTCGCATGAGGTTGAGGCTGATGACGGCCTTGAGCGGATCGTCACCAACGAACGTTTCGTATTCAGGTTCAACACCGGCGATCCGACAGGCCTCGAAGCGGTTGCGGCCGTCCAGAATTTTCCCTTCGCAAAGCGTGATCGCATTTTGTAGGCCGTTCTGCTTGATGTCCTCCGCCAATGATGACAGTTCATGCTCGGACATCATCGGGAAGATGTTTGCTGTTTCGTGAAAGTCCACCTTACCTCCCCCACGCCCTTTCGATCTGGTCCGCCTGGATCTCATGTTCCGCGATGATCGCCAGCACCATAGCCACGGTCTCGCTGTCCCCGTGCCGCTCGTCGAACAGCACCTTCGTGATCTTGTCCACCGTCCCGGCCATCAGGTCGTACTTGTCCGTCAGCAGCGTCTTCATATTCTCCCCTCCTCGTTGATCTCCGCCAGCAGCTCCTGCCCGCCGTCGGTCATGAGCCAGGCCCGGAACTGCTCCATTTGCGGATCCAGTAGGAGCGCTGATTTGCCTGTTATGCTCCAATCCACTCCGGGCAATGTTTCATCCATGTGTCTATTCGTTTTGGGTTCCCCTTGCAGATGTGACGGTATCCATCTCGCGTGTCCTCACCGATCTCATACGATGCACAGG